TTTCCATGGCTTATTTCCTTTTTGGGTCTGGGTGTGGGTTAGCGGCTTTCGAAAGAGGACTTGGTGTTCCTTTTTCTTCGTTGCTCTGTAGTTCTTGTGTTTTGTTGTCTTTGCCCACTTCCATATTGAGTGCATGGGCTTCTCTGTCTTTTAATAATTCTTTCAGTAGGCTCATGTTGGCCTTGGTGCTATGGAAATCTTCTGCGTTCACCTTAGGAGCGTCCTTGTACTCGATGTCATGCAGTTTGTTAGCGTACTCTGATTTGATCTGCATGTCGGCTTGGTACTGCTCTGTTGGCTCGCCTGGTTTCCTCACGACGATGTGTGTTGCTGGCACCCTCATCCTGTCGGAAAGGTACTCTTTCAGTTCTCTCACTGACACTGGATAATTTGTTGTGACATCAAAAATTGTCACTTCCTCGTTGCTCAGCATAGGGAAATCTAACGGCATGGTCATAATAGGTGTTTTCTTGCCCGATGACATCTTGGCCACTTCAAATTTGGCCAATGCTGTTTCCATCTTGTTGGCGAAATCCTTGTCAATAGCGCCTGCTACTTTAATTTTGTAGTCATACGACTTTACTGATTCTGCTAGATAGTCTTTAAACGTGCTCATGTGCAATATTTAGTCTTTTTAAAACGATATTAACGCTTATTCTATGTTGACTATTCCTCCCTTTTCCATTTTATCTAGTGTTTTTTTACTCGGTACCCCTGTAATTCTTAACGAATAACGCCTATATCTAGATGCGTTTGCTGTTCCATGAGGCACATCGGCATCATATGATATCGAATCTCCTGCTTTCCATTGTTGTATGTTACGATTACCCCATAATAAAAACTGGCCAGGTTCCCAATCCTGCAGATGTATTATTATTCTAACAAGTTTTTTAATACCATATCCGCTAGGATGTCCGTCCATAGTGTCTACGTGATAGGGTTCAAAGTTACCAACATTTTTCTCCATGATAATTGGTTGTACTTCTTCCTCCCATTCGAACCAATCAACAATCTTTGTTAGTGTTGGATGTTTTTCGGGTTTGACCACTTCTTTGAATCCTACGTGATCCATTCCTCTCACTTCCATTTCGTGTAACCACCATGCCGCGTGTAATACAGCGATATCATTAGGATGTATGTTCCTCGATTTTTCTCTAACAAAAGGAAAAATTTCTTTTGTTATATCTGTTTTCCAACGGAATTTTAGACCAGTGTTGATCCCTGGATGCTCGATGTCATTTCTATCTTTGTCAAAATGGTACGTGCTTTTTGAGTCTAGGTAATGATTCCAACTAGGGTAATTAAAGCACTCGTGTTCTACTGCTAGGTGGTGTCCCTTGGGTAGTTTTGGTATTTCGTGTACAAATTTTTTATCTGACATTAATCTTTCTTTAACAATTTTTTCATTAATTCGTTTCTATCAGAGATAACGAATCCGTCGCTTTCCTCTATGGGACCACCGTCCTTTTGTCCGTCTCTATCCAGTTTCATCTTTTTGAGCTGTAGTTCCACCATCTTGAGCTTCTTGTCTATCTTGCTACCCTTGGCATCTATAGCGTTGCGTAGGAAGTTTCCCGCTACTTCAAATATACGTCCAGAATAACGTGAGTCCACGTTCATGCCCAAGTCCATTAGGTTCTTGTAGCTCTCTTCTGCTTCTATGGCCAGTTTGTCCAGTTCCAAATCACTGAGTTCTCCCAATCCCTTGACCTGTGGCAGTGCGGCCGCTATCTTGTCAAACTCCGCGTAGCTCTTCTCTAGGTTCTTCTTGGTCTGTGGATCTAGATTGTTGCCAGTGGTTCCACCGTTGGCGGTTTCTTTGAGTTTCTTGTCTTTTTCCTTCTTGTCAACTTCTTTGAACGCTTCTTTGACGTTTGGTAAATTCAAAATATCTTCTAATTTCTTTGTCATCGTCTTATTTACTTACGTTTACCGTTGTGGAATAATTGTTCTTCTGACACCACCCTGAACTTGATACGTCTCTGTTTGGCGTACGCAGAAGCCGCCTCCCACTTGGCCATGTTGATCACGACCTGTTTTTTCTTGGCTTGGCTACGTCCTGCTGACTCCATTGTGGTCTGGCTCATGGGTTTGACCTCCACCATCTCGGCGTGTTTCCGGCCTTCCTTGTCTTGGTACACTATGAAGAAGTCTGGCACGTACACTGTGTACTTGCCAGTGAACGGATGTCTGTATGGGATCTTTATACTTTCACTGGCCCATTGGTACACATTGGGGTGTTCGTCACACAATCTCATGAAGGCGTGTTCCCAACTTGATCTGTAGGTTGGGGTTTTTGTACCAACGTATTTTTCTCCGTTCTTTGGAGAAAATTTTCCCCTAGCAAATCTCGGTAACATTATAAAATTCCTCCTACAATATGTAACCTATCTTCATTATTTCTTGATCCATTTAATGCTGTGTGCATTTTAGTGGTATCTACTACATAATAATTACCATCTGCAGGCAGATGTTTAAGTTGCCTATCTTCAACAATAAAAGAACTCTTGTTTGTTATTACTGGTATATGTATCCTCTTTGTATAATCTCGATGATATGAATAGCATTCATTAGGTCTTAGTATTAAAACTCTAGTTCTAAACATTTTAAGGTCAGACATTATAGAATTAATATATGGCATGTCAAATATTGGCACAACAAAGTCAGTTTCGTCATACCCATGTGTCCATTTATTCATTTTACCTACACTGGCAAAGGGATCGAGATTGTCTTTTGTGCCTTGCAATCCTATCTGTTTGATATTTGTCATGTCAGGTAATGCTTCCAATTCTTTTTTAATTTTTTCTATATCTAAGGACATGTTGTTATATCTTTTATCCTATGTGGTTGATTCAAAACCCAGTCAATTACAGAAACACAATATTCTATTGGCATTTTATCTGCTTCAACGGTCTGGACTCTTGGAGAATCAAAGTAACCAAATCTAAGTATCGTTGTGTCTACACCTTGATAAAACAGTTGCTCGTTGGCTTTATCTAAAGCAGATTTTTCTATCTGATATTTGTGAGGTCTTGCTTTATCTTGATCTGGACTGTTAGAACCAATGTTAATAATTCTTTTTTTAAGTTCTGCCGCTTTGTACAGCAAATTTACTTGTTCGAATCCATCATGCTTACAATTAATAAAAATATCACACTCTTCAAGAGTATTTGTAGAGCCGTATTTGTCAAGAAGTGCTTTTCCCAGGCCACGTTTTGTGCCTGTAATATAAAATTTTTTAGGCATAGACTAATCTATGATATTACGAGATACTGTTTCTTTTGTAGTTAGTGTTTGCCTGACACCCAGTCTGCTGGACTTGTATCTGTTGGCGTTTAGTATTATGGTTATCAGTTCTGACAACAATGCCGGATCCGCATAGGTCAGTTTGTCTAATATTTCTTGTGGTCTGATGTTGTCAATTTTTGATTGTGCTAATATCACATAAGCAGTTGATTCTGCCGATGTTCTCGAAAATCCACGCTTGACGAAGAACGCCACGGTACTATCATAGTCGCCAGCGCTGAACTGATAGCCGGTTTCGTAGTTGGATGTAGTCAGTTTTTCTATTGTCTTGTCCAACTCGTCTTTTTCTTTTGGAGGTAGGTTTGTGTAAAATTCTGCCATTACAATGCCGCTTTCTCTGTTGCAACAGAAACGTTCTGAGACGTCCTAGCAATTTTGATATAACCTTCTGTCGTAAGTTTCCTGACGTCAGTTACTGCTTTATTCCTGTACACTGTTTTTGTTGTGTTATTCGAACCTGCGTACTCTATATCAGATTCTGCCACTGTGAGATTTTTTCTCGATCCTATATCTTTGTAGTATATTCCGGCCGCGATCTCGTCTTTGACGGTTTCGTCACTTGATATCAGGTTGAATGATTCGTCTGGTGTTAGATAATTTATGGTATCCAGACTTGGACTAGAGATCACACGTGTGTTTTGTTTCTGTTTCTGATCATTACTGCTTTTTGATGTGGCCAGGATTGTGCCTGCCGCCACGGCCGCACCCACTGAGAATGCTCCCACGGGATTAGTAATAGTTCCCGCCTGTTTGCCCACTTCCAGTATACCTTCTTTGGCTATGCCTTTGAGTTCTTCTTTGACATCAGACTTTTTAATTTTCTTTGCGTTGTTGTAAGTGTTTGAGGCCGATAGTATGGCACCCAGTATGTTTCCAGACTGAACGTTTCGTATTACCGAACCTATGCCGTCCACAACTCCGCCTGGACCAAATATGCTGTTTGTTCCGCCACCCAGCACAGTTAGTGGTGAGGGTTCTTTGTCATAGTGTATTGTTGCAAAACCCGGAACATTATTTTTGTTTATCAGACCGGATTTGTAGATCACAGTCTCGTACAGGATCTGCATGGTGTTTTGTAAAACCCCAGCGCCGTCGGCTTGATCTAGGTTGTCATGGCTGAATGATCCTATAACAGGATTGACCAGTGTCATTGAAGTGAATCTTTGTTTGTGCAAAACGAAAATTTCTATGCCTTTGAGGTATGGTTTCTTTCTTTGTGCGGGTGTGTCCATACCAAATTTGGTTATGTTCTTCTTGTCAATTCCGTCGTAGTAATCATCCTTGGTGCTCGATATTGCCAGGTCTGAGTTCAAAGCAACCGAGTCTGCTATGTGATATTCGTAATACTTTTTCCAGAAAGCATTCACCGTGTCTGCATGATCATCGTGGAATGTGATGTTCACTGGTTCATACGCTATCCTTGTCGCATTGTACATCTTCTTGTTGTACTGTGTCTTCTCCTCATAGCTCATGTTGTACTTGGGGAGGTCACAGCTCTTGACCAACATGTTGAGCTCATATCTCTCATTGGAGTTGAATCCGTTGAAGAATAAGGTCTCGTCTGTGTTGAATACCACGTGGAACAGGAACTTCTGTTTCGGCATCAACTTGTAGTTGTCGTCTATGTACAGTCGTGATGCGTGTCGGAAGTCTTTCATCCCGGGCAAGCCGTCCTGGAAACCTTGTAAGAAGTTGTTAATGCTTGGCATATGGGTATTTATGGTCACAAAAAAAGCGCCATATAAAGGCGCTTTTGATGTTTATAATTGTTAACTTAATTTGGATTAACCACCTGTACTTAGAGTACCGATCGTTCTAGATACTGCTGTACCTATTCCAGTTCCTGTTGGAGTCTGGATACAGTTGTCGTATCTGATTTGCATGGTGATTGTCGCCGGTTCTGATGTCGCGTATGCCAACGTGTTGTAGTTGACACTCTCAACGTATGCACCGTACAACTCAAATGTTTCTAACACATTTGGTGCGCTGGCTCCGTTACCACCATCTAGCATTTCGATCCTTGTGGTGAATTTGTAGTCGATTCCACTTGCCGCACTTGACTGTTCAAAGAAGTCAAACTGTTTCTGGATCTGTTCACCAACCAGTTTGGTCACTGAGTTGTTGACGTCATCTCTCAAGTTGATCGTGATTGCTTCCCAAGTATGTTTGCCCGCAACGTATACCCTTGAGTTGTACACGTCCAGTGTCACGTTGTCAAAAGTAAGACTCGGTCTTGTGATGTCGATAACTTGTTTCGTTAGTTCCGATCTTGGTGTTGATACTCCAAAATTCTCCAGGATCGCCCTGAAACGATACTGTAGTTTTGGCATCAATAAACCCTGTGATGCTGAACTCTGATCGTTCGCTAGCGGTACTGTGAATTTTGATAAAGTTGATATTGCCATCTGTTTCTCCTATTTATTCAAAATTAGTTCCCTAACTTTGCGATTTCTCCTGTGTTTTTGATTCTCAACGGTATGTAGATAAACTCGACCGACTTCACTGGCTCGATCGCGATGTCCACGTACAGTTCATTCCTGTCAATCCTTGTAGGTGTGTTGTTTGTGTCATCACATACTACTAGGAAGTCGTATAACGCTCTCTGACCAACTAGTTCTAACATGAATGACTCGATCGCTTGTTTGATCTCGTTTCTTGTTAGCTCATCGTTTGGTTCAAAAATGAACGGTTTAGCGATAGCATCCAGCTGTGTTCTCAGATACACTGCCAATCTTGAAACGTTGATCCTGTCCAATGCTGAACTTGCCGATGTCTTGGTCAAGTTACCAAAGTTAACAATACCCGCTCCTGAGAAGAATGTGATCGGATTAACTTTCACGTTGTGCATTGAGTCTCTCACTGACTCCGTAACAGATATTGTTTGGAATTCACCCGATGTGGCGTTGATGTAACCTACTGACGTAACGTTGTCAACAACTCCACGTCTTGTTCCTGCTGGAGCGAACCATGGGAAAGCAACATTGTCGTTGTTTGCCAATACCCTCATCATCATGTGACTTGGTGGAACAACAATGGTTTTTCCTGTGTTGTCTGTGGTTGATCCTGAAGGATAGAACACTCCCAGGTAATCACTTGAACTAACAAGACCGTCTTCGCCGTTGTCTGTGGCGGCCGCTGTGTTGTTTGCCCAGTTGGTGATAGCTGTGGCTGTACCTGCTAATCTCAAAGGTGTGTCACCTACCACGAACGCTGTGTTGTTTCTGTCCGTGTTTAGGTTGATCATGTTTTGTATTAATTCTGGATATCCAGGACAAGCAATAACATTGAAGCCTCTTTGGTCTTCTCTGATCGCTTGGTTGGTGTCCATCTCAGATTTCAGTTGTGCCACGATAACTTTTCTCTGTGCCTTCCTTCCAAAAGTGCCAGAGCCGTCTGCGTTGTTGCCTGATTTGGTCACCCATCTGTCTGGGTAGTAACCAGCAACTGATTCGTTGTTGTATCTGATGTTACCCAATCCTGATGAACCCGATCCAGGATAAGCAGTCGTTGTTATGTAACTGTTCTTGTATTCTTTCACATTGTAACCACTTCTCCTAGTGTTCCACAGCATGATACCTTGTGGGTAAAGTGCTGGATCCGGAGCATCTGGATCTAAGAAGTTGTCACTTAAAAGATTCTTGATTGTGGAAGCGGTGCCCGCCTGTGTGCTGTTGTTGGCATTCCTGTCGGTCGAAGTGTGCCATCTAGCATCTGCGAAGACAACTCCGTCTTCAGTGGTTTGATCTGCCTTGTCGATCAATTCCCACGCCGCACCTGATGTGGTGACAACCACCTGGTTTGATGTGTTGCTTGAACTCAATGTGGCAGATATGTTGTATCTGTAGAGTTTTGGATAGTTCTCAAGATCGCTTGTGTCGATCCATAAGTCATTGGTCACGAGTGCTGTGCCATCTGACTGTGTGGTCGGTGCTGTGGCACTGAACTGTGGACCATTTGGATCTGTAGAAGCGTACTGGTTCTTGTATCCAACCCATGTGGTACCGTTGTGTACCATGATGTCTGCTTCGTCGATCTTGGTGTCGTACCAAAGTGTGCCATCTGTTGGCTCGTTGCTAGGAGCACTTGTTGAAGCGGTGTAGCTCAATCTCTTCCAGTTTGTAGCGATAACCTCGTTACCCACTGTTGAGTCCTCAGAGTCACCTGTTGGTGCCACGTATAAGTTGTCAACCAGTGTTGTGCTGTTCGCGGTGTATCCACCGTAACTGTGTGCGTCACTGGTACCAAAACCTGCATCATCTAGTGGAGTTCCTGATGTGTTGTTCATCCTGAAGTCACCACCCAGTTTGTGTTTGATCTGTATAGCACCCGTGTACTCACCTGCTGTGATTATGGATGCTTCTAGGTTTGTGAAACCAGCGGCTGTGAATGCTGTCACGAAGTCTTCCTTGT